AACAAGACGCTGCGCCAGGCCTACGAGGCTTATCCCCGCACCTTCATGCTGTTCTGCCGCCAGGTGCTGGCGACCGACTTCAAGGCCATGCACCGGGTCCAGCTCGGCGAAGCCCCGCAGCTTCTGGAGGTCGGCGAGAGCGGCGAGTTCAAGCGCGGGACGCTGGGTGAGAGCAAGGAGAGCTACAAGGTCAAGACCTATGGCCGGGTGGTCGCGATCACCCGCCAGACGCTGATCAATGACGACCTCGACGCCTTCACCCGAATCCCGGCGATGTACGGCAACTCCATCGCCCAGCTGGAGTCGGACGTGGTCTGGGGGATCATCACCGCCAACCCGGCGATGGCTGACGGCAACGCGCTGTTCCACACCACCCACAAGAACCTCGCGGGCACAGGCGCGGCGCTGGCGGTGGATGCGGTGGGCGCGGCCCGTGCCGCGATGGCCAAGCAGACGGGGCTCGACAAGAAGACGGTGCTGAACGTCCGTCCTGCCTTCCTGATCGTGCCCGCCTCGCTGGAACTGAAGGCCGAGCAGATGGTCGCCCAGAACCTCGTGCCCGCCGCGACCGCCAGCGTCGTGCCGCAATCGATCCGGACGCTCGCCCCGATCAGCGAGCCCCGACTGGATGCCGCGAGCGAGACGGCGTGGTATCTGGCGGCCAGCCCGAACCAGATCGACACGATCGAGTACGCCTATCTCGAAGGCCAGCAGGGCGCCTATATCGAGACCCGCAACGGCTTCGATGTCGACGGCGTCGAGATCAAGTGCCGCCTTGACTTCGGTGCCAAGGCCATCGACTGGCGTGGCCTCTACAAGAATCCGGGCGCGTAAGCCTGTTTAGAACAGCCCCGACAGATCGCGGCGACCGTGCACGGCCCGAACGATCTCCACCCCGCCATCGGTGGTTCGATAGAGCAGAAGGTATGGCGCGCTAACCAGATAGCGCAGGCCCGGGCGGATGTCGTCGCGGGCCGCGCCCATCTCAGGGTGTTCGGCCAGGCGGCCGGCCGCTTCGTTCAGCCGATCGAGGAGCCGGTCGGCAGCCTGCGGATTATCCTCGGCGATATGCATCCATATCTCGATCAGGTCCTCGCGGGCCCGTCGGGTGAAGGAGATCCGTGCCATGGAGGATCAGACAAGGGTTTTGCGGCGGCGTGCTTCGGCCTTGATGTCGTCCATGGTCGTATTGGGCTCATCGGGACCGCTGGCGATGCCCTCGTCCCACATTCGGCCCAGGAGGCGGCGGGTCTTCCACTCGCGGAGCGCTTCCCGGACCACCTCGCTGGACGAGGCGTAATCGCCACTCTTCACGGCGTCCTGCAGAAGCCTGGCGTGCTCGTCGGTGAGGGAAACGCTGATCTTCTCGGTCATCTTCCAGATCCTCCCGCCCCAAAAGTAGGAAATATTCGTACCATCTGCAAGCTCGCAAAAGGAGTAACCCATGCGCAACTATGTCCAGCCCGGCAACACGATCACCCTGACGGCACCTTATGATGTCACGTCCGGTGACGGCCTGCTCGTCGGCTCGATCTTCGGTGTCGCCACCGGGAATGCCGCCAACGGCGAAACCGTCGAGATCAGTCTCGTCGGTGTCTTCGACCTGGCAAAGGCGGCATCGCAGGCCTGGTCGGCCGGCGACAAGGTTTATTGGGACGATACCAACAAGGTGGTCACCAAGACGGCGACCTCCAACACGCTGATCGGCGCCGCGGTCGAGGCCGTCGGCGGTGGCGCATCGGATACTGTCGGACGGGTGCGCCTCAATGGCAGCTTTTGATGTCGGCGATCCGATGATGGGAATATTCCGCGAAGGTTGTGCCGGATGAGTGTGGGCACGGGAGGTGGTTCCTGGGATTCGATGCTGGCCGCGATCCATGCAGACCCGTTCATGGCGGCCGACGTTCAGGTGCGTCTGGCAGCCGGCGGCGATCCCATTCCCTGCCGCATGGCCTGGATGACGGGCGATGCAGCGATCCCCCTGATGCAGACCGGTACCGGCACCACGACGCGGATCGGCGAGATCCGCGTGGCGGTCCTTCCGTCGGTAGAGGAAGGAGACCTGGTCGATCTGCTGGACGCCGATGGGGGTGTGGATGAGACGCTGCGGGTCGATATGGCGGAGCGGCCGGAGCCGGACCGGCTGTTGTGGCGGCTCTGGCTTGTGCCGGTCTCGGAAGAGGAGGAGTAGACCATGCCGGAGATGACTGTCCGCGAGCGGTGCCTCGATGCCCTGCACCAGCAGCTGCTGGCCAGCCTGGCTCCGCAGGGCATCACGGTCACGCGCAACCGCCGCCGCCGGCCTGACAGGAAGTCGATGCCGGCGATCATCCTGATCGATGGTGGGCACGAGCCGGATTTCGAGGGCAGGGCTACGCATTTCTGGCCTTTCCGGCTTACCGCCTATCTGGAAGGCCATGTCGCGGCCGGGCGGGACGAGGATCTGGGGGCGGCGGCCAGCACCCTCTATGGCCAGACGCTGGCGGCGGCGCTGGCCGATACGACGCTCGGCAATCTTGCCGTCGATATCGAGGAGGCCGGCTATGCGCAGGAGCTGGTGCGCGAGGAAGGCACGGAGGCCGGCATCGTCTTCGCACTCAACCTGACCATCATCTACGCGACCGACGACGGCGATCCTTACGAACCCGCGCCTTAGTTGATGTTTCGCGCGGTGCGCAGCGCCGCCCGCCAACCCGCCGCGCCCCGCGCGGTTTTTTTATGGAGGTTCAGATGACCATTCCGACCTTCCGCCGGGCCGCTGTGCCCGGTGGCGGCGCGCTGCGCCATGAGCTGATCGACGGGGCCGCCGCGGCGAAGCCCGTACTCCCGCCCGCGCCGCCCTCTGGCAGTGCTGCCGGTGGTGCGGCTCCCGCCAGGGCCGAAGCCGTCACCCGGCCTGTCAGGTCCGGTGCACCCGCTGGCAAGCCCGTTTCCACATCCTCTGGCGCCCCGTTCTCCGGCAAGAAGGAGTAATCCGATATGGCCACTCTCCGCACCCGCAATGGCGCGCTGCTGCTGAAGCAGGAATCGGTGCCCGGCACCTATGAGGCTCCGGATCCGGCGACCGACGGCATCCTGGTCGAGGCCCCGACGATCAACCCGACGACCCAGAATGTCGAGACGGACGAGGTACAGGGCTCGCTCGATTCGACCGCGCCGATCGTCGGCGGCATGCAGGTCACCATCGGCGGTGCCTTCTACCTGAAGGGCCCCGGCGTCCCGGGCGAATATCCCGAATGGGACCTGCTGATGCGCATCGCCGGCATGGCGGCAACGCAGACCCGGACGGACATTACCGGCGTGACCTTCTCGGTCACCGGCGCCTCGGCGGAGATCGCCGACAGCGGCGACGGGCTGGCGGCGCTCACCGTCGGCACGGTGATCCATGTCTCCGGCTTCGCCAATGAGGCGAACAATGGCGAGTTCATCGTCACGACCTCGGCGGCGGGCGCCATCGTGGTGGCGCGGCTGACCGGCGCCACGGCGATGGTGGACGAGGCGGCCGGGGAGAATGTCACCCTGCGCCGGGGAATCGCCGCAGTGGAGGCGACCGCAGGCGGCGCCGACAGCATCACCCTGCAGGCACCCTGGGCCAATACGGCGCAGCTCTATCGCGGCATGCCGATCGCGCTGTCGGAAAATCCTGCCACACCTTATGTCAGCCAGATCCTCGATTACACGGCGGATCGGGTGGCGGCGCTGGCGGATTATTTCGAGACGCCGCTCAGCGACAGCACGGTCGCCTCGATCCCGGCCAATATCCGCTATGCGCCGGCCAGCAACTCGATCCCGGCCGCGTCCGTGGCACTCTACATGGACGGCGTGGTCTATCGCTGCACCGGAGCCAAGGCGACCCTGTCGATCGAGCAGACCGCCGGCGGCGCCGCGCGCTGCACCTACACCATCTCGGCGCTGATGCACGAAAAGGCCGATGCGGCGGTGCCGTCCGTGGCCTATGACGGCACCCGTCCCGGCATCTGGCGGAATTCGGCCATGCTGGTGAACAAACGCCGCGCGGCGCTGCAGACCCTTTCGGTCGATCTGGGCAATGAGGTGATCTTCCCGCCGGACCCGAACGGGCAGGAAGGCTTCGACGCGCCGATCATCACCCGGCGCCGCCTCACCGGCTCCATGGATCCGAACGCCACGCTGGTGGCGACGCGGGACCTGATGACGAACTTCCGTGACGGCACTGCGCAGCCGGTCGTCGCCCGCCTGGCCGGCGGTTCGGCGGCCCGGCCGGGGCAGCGTGTCGGCCTCGCCATCCCGTCGGCGCTCTACACCTCCTACCAGCCGGGTGACCGGCAGGGGGTGCAAACCGAGCAGACCGGCTTCTTCGCCCAGGGGCAGGATAGCGGCCTCTTCCTGCAGGTGTGGTGATGCTGCCGGTCAGTGCAAAAACGCCGGTGCGCTTCCAGGTCCTGGCGGAGGCGGTGGCGCGGGGTGAGCGTGAGCTGGAAGCGCTGCGCGCCGTCGCCTCCGGGATGGAGGAAAAGGCCGATGCCGCCGAGAACCCGGCCGCTGGCCCCTCTGGCGGTGCCGCGGACCGCAAGCGTTTCCAGCGGATGCTGGAAGAGGGCGAGGCGGAGCTGGCGGCGCTGAAGGCCCGCAAGGAAGCGGAGCCGGAAGAGCCGGTCTATCTGATCGCCGCTGCTGATGCCTTCCAGCGGGCCGCCTTCCCGGCGGCGATGACGGAGCATGGCTGCCGCTTCCCGGCAGGCGGGGAGGTGGTGCGCACCCTGCGCCGTGCGGTCGAATTCTGCGTCGAGCCGCAGCAGCAGCCGGAGCTGGCGGAAATCCTGGACGAGGCGGAGGCCCTGCCGGAGGAGCGCTGGCCGGCGGCGCTGGAAGTGCAGATCGGCGACATGACGGCGCAGCTTCGCGGGCACTTCCCCGATCTGGACGCCCTGCTGGCGGCGCGGGAGCGCTATACCCGCACCGCGCCTATCGTGGCGGCACAGCTGTTCCTCCGCGGGTGGGAAGGGCTGGCCATCAAGTACGAGGCCCGGGCCGGCCGTGTGACGACGGCCTGCCTCTCGGCCTTGCCGGCGGAGCATGTGTCGGCGATCGGCCGCAAGGCGCTGGAGCTGATGCGCGGCCTGCCGGAGGAGACGGCAAAAAACTGACAATCGTCGCCGTGGCGGCCCTGCGCCCCGGGGACTTCGGCGACGAGATGATGGACGGGGAAGGCCGGGCCGTCGATGGCAGCTGCTGGGAAATCGCCGGCTGGCGCTATCGCCGCAATCCGGTGCTGCGGCTGACCTCGGAGGACTGGGCGATGGCCAGGCTGTGGGGTCAGTATCGCGGTGGCGGGCTTGGCGGCGTGGGGCATCTGCCGGAGGCCGGCGGTACGGGCGACCAGGCGGCGATCATGCTGGACGCCTTCGCCCTGATGAGCGAGGCCGTGCGGCCTTTCGAGGAAAAGGACCGATCATGAGGCTGGGATCGGCGCTGGAAGGCAATCTGACGGAGGTGCTGGCCCGGGAGCGGGGCGATCTGGCCGACCGGTTGCGCGCGGGGGTCACCGAGGCTTCGACGGGATTGAAACAGGAGCTGCGCGGCCAGGTGACCGGGGCCGGGATGGGCGAGCGGCTGGCACGGACCTGGCAGGACAAGATCTACCCGCCGCGCCATAAGCAGACGTTGGGACCGGCGGCGCTGGTCTATTCCAAGGCGCCGAAGATCGTGCGGGCCTTCGACGAAGGAATGACCATCCGGTCGCGTGACGGCTTCTTCCTGGCAGTGCCGACAGAAGCGGCCGGGCGTGGCACCGGCGGCAAGCGACTGACGCCGGGCGAATGGGAGCGCCGACATGGTCAGCGGCTGCGGCTGGTGTACCGGCGGGGGGCGCCGTCGCTGCTGGTGGCGGACAATACGAGGCTGGATAACAGGGGCATCGCCCGGGCCAATGTCACCCGCGCCCGGGCCGGGGCTTACACAAGGCTGAAGGGGCGCACGACGGTGCCGATCTTCATCTTGCTGCCGCAGGTGACCCTGCCGAAGGTGCTGGATGTGGCGCGCGCCGAGAAGCGGGCGCTCGACAGCCTGTACCGCACGATCGCGCGGGCGGTGAATGTGGGTGGTGAGGTGGATTAGCTAAGTCTCCGTTTTTGATTCTTTGTCGGTAACAGAACCCCGCTTCGACGGGGTTTTTTCGTGTCCGGAGGGTGTTCTATGGCGAGTCGATCCGGGGGGCAGTCCAGGGGCGTGTCGATCCGGCTGTCGATCCGCGACAAGGAGGTCGTGGAAAAGGCCCTGAAGGAGCTGGGGACCGAGGGCCAGCTGGCGCTGCGCAAGATCGCGCGCGCGACGGAGGAGCCGACGCGGGGGCTGCTGGCGCTGAACACGGCCAGCAGCTCGGCGCGCGATGGTGTGGCCGGTCTGGCGTCCCGGGTGGGGCCGGCTGGCGCGGTGCTGGGGGCGCTGGGGCCGGCCGGGATCGCTGCCGCCGCCGGTATCGGCACGGTGACGCTGGCATTCGCTGGCTTCCTGCGTGCGGCGCGGGAGATCGCCGCGCTGGACGATGTCGCGCAGACGCTGGGCATCAATGTCGAGGCGCTGCAGGAGCTGCGATTCGCGGCGACCGAGAGCGGTATTGCCGTCGGTACCGCCGACATGGCGCTGCAGCGCTTCATCCGCCGCTCGGCCGAGGCCGCGCGCGGCACCGGCGAGGCGCTGGGCGCGCTGAACGAGCTGGGTGTGTCGGCCCGCGACTTCAACGGCCAGATGAAGCCGGCGGAACAGCTGATTCGGGAGGTGGCGGACGCGCTGCAGCGTGTGCCTTCCGAGGCCGACCGGGTGCGCATCGCCTTCAAGCTGTTCGATTCCGAAGGCGTGGCGATGCTGCGCATGCTGAAGGACGGGTCGGACGGCCTGGATCGCTTCGCGCAGGATGCCCGTGACCTCGGCCTGGTGATCGACAGCGAGATGGTAGCCCGCGCCGCCGAGGCGGAAAATCACCTGGGCACGCTGGCGCAGGTGATGGATACCAAGCTGAAGGTGGCGCTGCTGGAGCTGACGCCACTCATCGATGGGTTTGCCACCAGGATGCTGTCGGCAGCGAAAGAGGCCCGCTATCTGTGGGATGCTTTTCAGCCGCCGGAAGACCATTCCATGGTCACCGTCGAGCGCAACCTGGCCGAGCTGCAGGAACGGGCGACGCAGCTGCGCCAGGCTATCGGCAGTGCGGAGCATGCCGGTGGCGGGTTGTTCGACCAACTGTTCGGCGATCCGGACGCGCTGGCCCGGCAGCGCGACGAGTTGGAAAAGGTGGAGCACGCGATCCGGGGGCTTGAAGCCCGCCTTGCCTATCTGCGGGGACCGCCAGACGGCGGCCCCGCGCCTGAACCAGCGCAGTTCGAGATTGCCATCAAGGCGGCGGAGGATCTGGATCGGACGCTGACGGCGCTGGAAGCACGCTATCTGGCGGCCAGCAAGGGTAGCCTTCAGCAGGTCGCGGCACTGGAGCGCGAAGAGAAGGCGCTGAAGATCGCCGAGCAAGCGGCGCGGGCGCATGTCGCCCAGCTCGGCCTGACCGGCCTCAGCCAGGAGGAGCTGGGTGCCATCGTCGAGCAATATCTGCCGCAGGCGCGCCAGCAGGTGGAGCTGGAAGGGCAGATCGCCGCGGCGCTGACCCGGCGCAAGCTGGCGACCGAGGCGGCAACCGCCGCGGCGGTGGAAGAGGAGAAGGCACGGGCCGAGGCCTCGAAGCGGGCCCTGGCCCTGATCAAGGAACGCGATGATCTGGTGAAGGCGACGACGCGGGAGATCGGGGAGACCAGGGCCCTGACGGCGGCGCTGAAGATCTCCGACAGGGAATACAAGGTGGTGCAGCAGACACAAGCGCTGCTGCGCCGCGACACCCTGCTGACGGCCGATGCCGCGCGGAAACTGGCCTCGGATATGGTGGATGCACAGGACGAGATGGCGCGCACGCGGGAGGCCGGCAGCTTCCTATCCGACAGTCTGACGCGGGGCTTCGACCGGATCGGCGAGGCCTTCACCCAGGCCTTCGCGACCGGCAAGCGCGACCTGCTCGACATGGGCAATATCGGCCGTGCCATGGCGTCGGAGCTGTATCAGAGTTTCGTCCAGCTGGCGGCGATCAACCCGCTGAAGAATGCGGTTTCGGGTGGCGGCACGCTGCCGACGCTGGGGTCGGTCTTCGGTGGAGGTGGCACCGGCGGCGGCCTGTTTTCCACCCTTGGCAATGCCAAATCGGTCTGGGATCTGGGATCATCGCTGACCGGCGGAAATTGGCTGTCCAGTGCCCTGCCGTCCATCTTCGGGGCGACAGCAACCGGTACCCTGGCGGGCGGTGCCACGGCGGCCAGCCTGGGCGTCTCCGCCGTTGCCGGCGGGGCCAGCAATGTGGGTATCGCGGCGGCGGCGCCGCTGGCCGGGATAGCGCCGATGCTCTCCGTGGCCCTGCCAATCATGGCGATCGCCGCCCCCTTCGTGCTGGGCAAGCTGTTCGGCTCCCGGCCGTCGGACTATACGGCCAGCTTCCAGGGTCCGCTGGGCGGCCGGCTGATCAAGACCGAGGATAAGGCGAACGACCAGACCAGGTCTGCGCGCGACCAGATCCAGGGCGTGTTCGAGGCCTCGCTGGATGAGCTGACCCGCACGCTGGGCGCGCAACTGCCCAAGGGGCTCTATGTGGACTTTGCCACGGGCAGCCGCGATGGCGACCGGGGCTGGCTGTTCGGTACCAATCCGGACGGGTCGGTCAACCGCGACGACAAGCTGTTCGAGGGCAAGTTCGGCAATGCGGACGAGCTGACCGCCGGCATGTTGCAGGAGATCCTGCGGCGCTCCGAAGGGCTGTCGGAAAATGCCCGCAAGGTGGTGGACGGGCTGGATTTCGTCGAGCTGGGGCTGCAGCGCAGCGCCGAGCTGCTGGGCTTCGCCGAGAGCTTCGAGACCAGCCTGAAGGCGCTGTCGCAGGGCGCCCTGTCGCTGGGCGACGTGATCGAGGGGCAGGTGCGCGACCAAGTGCTGGGCACGCTGGAGGAAATCCAGGTCTATCGCCGCAACGCCGCCGATGCGGGGCTGGATACAGACCGCGCCACGCAGGCGACGCGGGACTATGTCGAGATCCTGATTGGCCTGCGCCAGGCGACCTACGAGACGCTGACGCCGGTGCAGACGGAATGGCGGCGGATCGCGGCGCTGATGGAGGAGATCGGCCCGCTGCTGGCTGAGGTCGGGATCTCCGCCGAAACCGGGATTGCGGCGCTGGAGCGGGCGCAGCAGAATGTGGCGGGGGATTTCGTGCGCGGCGTGACGGCGCGGGGGCTTGGCCTGCCCGGCGGGCTGGGCGAGGTGCTGGCCGGTTTCCGGGCGGAGCGCGACACGGCGGCGGAGCTGGGTGTATCCGACCAGGTGCTGGGCACGCTGCGGACACTGCGCGATGCAGGGCTGCGCGAGGCGCTGTCCGGGGTGGACGGGCAGACGCTGCGCAATGTCATCGAGTATTACAGCACCATCGAGGACAATGCGCCGATCGTCCGCGCGGCGACCGAGCTGCTGTCGCAGATGGGTGAAGCAGCGGCCTTCCTGTCGGCAGAGCAGCGGAGCCAGATCGACACGCAGCTGCGCGCGACCCGGCAATTCCTGAATGAGCAGGAGCGCATCGTCGAGGGCTGGCGCCGGCTGGCGGCGCAGCTGCGCAGCGCCCGCGAGGGGCTGCTGGTCGATCAATCGCTGTCGCCCTTGTCACCGGCTGACCGGCTGGAAGAGGCGCGCCGGCAGTTCGAGGATCTGGAACGCCGGGCCCGTCTGGGCGACCAGGAGGCGCTGGCCGGACTCCCGGAATCCAGCCGCCGCCTGCTGGAGGCGAGCCGGGCCTTCCATGCCTCTTCGGAAGAGTATTACCGGGATTTCGAGCGGGTGCAGGATGTCCTGCGCGACACCGAGAATCTGGCCGGACGGCATCTGTCGCTCGGTGAGCAGCAGCTGGCAGTCACGCGCGCCGAGCTGGACCGGCTGGACCGGCTGGTGAATGGCAACGGGCTGGTGATCGCCAGTCTCGATCAGGCCAATGCCCTCCTGGCAGAGATTGCCGCAGCGATCCAGAACGCGCAGCTGGGCTCCGGCGCTGGCGGGTCCGGAGGCGGCGGATCCGGCGGTGGCAGTGTGAGCTATGTGCCGGGCAGCTATGGCGCCACGGTCGGTACGTCGGGCGACCTGATCCAGGGCGTGCCACGCGAGGTCCGGGACGCAATCCTGGTGAGCCTCGGTCAGACCTCGGCCGGTGGCGGCGTGGTGCAGGACCGCATCGCCAGCGACTCCGATTTCCGGGACGCCTATCGGGCCGCCCTGATCGCGGCGGGCGGTACACCGGCCTTCGCCTATGGCGGCACCCATGCCGGCGGGCTGCGCCTGGTTGGCGAGCGCGGGCCGGAGCTGGAAGTGACCGGCCCGGCCCGCATCTATTCGCCCGAACGTCTGGTCGACATGATGCGCTCGGGAAGCAACAGTAGTACCATGCCGGAGGAAGAAATCAGGGGGCTGCGGGCGGATGTCCGCGCGCTGCAGCAGGCGCTTTCCGCAGCCATCCAGCAGGCCGGCAGCGCTTCCGCCGAGACTTTGCGCCGCGAAGGAGGTCAGTCGAGGAATGAACTCACGGCAATGCGCCGGGAGATGACCGACCTGCGTCAGCAGCTGGGGAGGCTGATAGCCATCCGATGAACGATGCGATCTATCTTGCCGAAATCGACCTCTATCTGGTCGGCACCAGCACCTCCGGGATCACGGTCGGAACCGGCCCTGCGGAGCTGATCCTGGAGACGGACCAGCCGTTCGAGGCCGGCATGCGGGTTTCCGTTCACGAGGCGACGGGGGCGGCGCGGCTGGATGCGGTCGTCGTGGCCTATATCCAGACGGATCGCCGCCTGGTGCTGGATGTCGAGTCGGTTTCCGGCGGCGGTACCTACAGCGCCTGGCGGGCGGAAGGGGCCAGAACCCTGCTGGTGGCTACCGGCCGCTGGCGGACTGGCCCGGACGATCCCGACCGTCCCGGCATCGAGGCGATGCCCCTAATCGTGGAGCCTCCGAGCTTTCAGGCCTTCGCCTTCCGCGATGGACGGATCGGCGGCCGGTCGGCGGGCGGCGGCGGCGAGATGATCCTGAACAATGCCGACCGCTTCTTCGACCGCTTCGCCGGGGCGGGCTGGGACGGGCGCCGGTTCAGGCTGTTCCGTGGGCCCGTGGGCGGACGGTGGCGGGACTTTGTCTTGTTGTTTTCCGGTACGGCGTCGCAGGTCGAGTGGCGCGATGCGCGGTTTCATCTGTTTCTGCGCGACCGGCAGGCGCAGTTCGAGGTGCCCATCCAGCGCGAGACCTACGAAGGCACCAACAGCGGTTCCACCGGCAATGAGGGCACGCCGCAGGATATACGGGGGCGGCCGAAGATCCTGTGCTATGGCCTGTGTCATAATGTGACCCTGGCGCCGCTGAACACGGCGGCGCTGCGCTATGGCGCGCATACGGGCTCGATCTTCTCGGTGGATGAACTCTATGACCGGGGCGCGCCCTTGTCGAAGGTCACCGGCACGCCCGCCGCAGGCCAGTATCGGGAGAACGTGACCGAGGGCCATGTCACGCTGGGCGGCAGCCCGGCCGGCACCATCACCGCCAAAGTGTCGGGCGAGCGGCTGGAGAATCTGTTCCTGTGGTCGGAGCAGTTCATGAATCCGGCCTGGACCAAGGATGAAGGCGTCACGGTCGAGAACGACGTCATCATCGGTCCCAATGGTGGTTATACCGCCGAGCGCATCGACATTCCCGCCAGCGCCGGGGCGGGCTTCCGCCAGAGCGTCAGCGTGACCGCCGGCCAGCCTTACACCTTCAGTATCTATCTGCGCAGCGTGGTCGGCAATGTCACGCTGGGGATGGGCATCGAGGCGGCGACCGAGGAGCCCATCCATCTGGATGAGGCCTGGCGGCGCTACACCCTGACCGAGACCGTCGCCGGCGCCAGCGTGTCGCCCGGGATATTCAGTCTCGGGGATGCCGCGGCGATCTATGCCTGGGGCGCGCAGGTCGAGCTGGGTGGCGTGGCGAAGAACGGCATCATCACCGGCGGTACGTTGCACCCGTCGAGCTATACCGCGCAACCCGCCGACATGCTGCGCACCATTGCCGTCACCCGCTCCGAGCTGGTCGATTTCCTCGATCTCGACCATGCCAGTTTCCAGGCTCTCAACGAGGCGACTTCGGGCATCGGCCTCGGCCTGTTCATCGACCAGGAGATGACGATATCCGAGACCTTCGATCTGATCTGCGGGAGCATCGGCGGCTTCTGGTACTTCACCCGCGACGGACGGCTGGCGGTCAGGCGGCTGGAAGCGCCCACCGGCAATCCGGTGGCGGTGTTCGACCGCACCCAGGTCCAGGATGTGCGGCTGCTGTCGCGAAATGACGAAGGCCAGGGTCTGCCCAATCATCGCGTGGTGCTGGGCTGGCGGCGTAACTGGACGGTACAGGAAGGCGACCAGCTGGCCGGGAGCGTCTCGGCCGACCGCCGCGCCTTTCTGAAGGAGGAATACCGAATCGTGCAGCGGGACGCGCCGGCGGTGAAACGGAAGCATCCGCTTTCCGTCGAGCTGCGCCGGATGACGCTGCTGGAGAGCGAGACGGATGCCGAGGATGAGGCGGAGCGGCAGCTGGCACTGATGTCGGTGCGTCGGGACCTGGTCGAGCTTGACGTGACGGTGGATGAATATTTCCTGGCCGGCGCGCCCTGGCTCGGTGACGAGATCGCCTATCGCGACGGGCATTTCCTCGACTATGCGGATGGCCGGAATCTGATCCTGATCGGTGTGACCGAATCCCACGCGCAGGGACGCGCGATCCTGCAGGCCTGGGGGTGACATGGGCAAGCTCCTGATTGGCTGGGTGAACGAGGCGGATCGCGCCGATCTGTCCGGCGGGCGCTGGGCAGAAACGCTGCCGCAAACGGCGTTGGCGGATGACCGCCTGTCGCGCGCGGCGCGCACGCTGGGCAACCGGCCAGCCGACACGGCCATTGTCGCCGATCTGGGCGAGGCGAAACCCATCGGCCTGGCCGCGCTGTTCGGCGCGGTGGCGGCGCCCGCTGCCGGCTGCCCCGGGCCCGCCGCGCGCTACCGCCTGCGGGCCAGCGACGATGCGCGGCTTGCGGGGCCGCTGCTCGATCTCGATTTCACCGGCTATGGCCCGGAAGACCCGCGCATCGCCTTCACGCGCGCCAGCCTCGCCACCCGCTTCGACCGCAACGGCGTGATTCAGGGCTATGGGCTGACCGAACCGCTGACAATCAACCTCGACGGCTTCGATCCGCCCGGCACGCTGGAATTGGTGCTGCAGCAGAAGGACCGCGAGTTCTGGGTCGGCGAGGCGGTCATGCTGGCGGACCCGGAGGACGCCGGCCGCTATCTCGGCGGCACGCTGCTGGCCTTCGACCGGGGGAGCGGTCAGGCCCGCCTCGCCATCGCCAGCGTGACGGGAACCGGCAGCCACACCATTGCCTGGCGGCTGGAAAGCTTGGCCCCGCGTTACGGGCGGCGGCAGGACCATGATCCCGCGACCGGCGCGCCGCGCGGCTTCCTGATCGAGGGCGCGCGCACCAACCTGCTGGCGCGCAGCGCCCGGTTCGACGATGCCGCCTGGACCAAGCAGAACGCGACGATCACCGCCGACGCCGGGGCCGCACCTGATGGCAGCATGCAAGCCGACATGCTGGTCGAAAGCGCCACCACCGGCATCCACCAGATCACCCAATCCGCCAGCGTGACGGAAGGCGCCGCGGTCACCCTCAGCCTGTTCGTGAAGCCAGCCGGGCGGACGCGCCTCGCCCTGGTGCTGTCCAGCGGCGGGGATTATGCCCAAGGCACATTCGACCTTGTCGCTGGCAGCGCCAGCACCTTGCAGGGCGGCGCCGGCACGGCGCTGTCGGCGCGGCTGATCCCGCTGGCCGATGGCTGGGTGTGCTGCATGCTGACCGGATCGATCGCCGGCGCGATCGCCTATCTCGCCGCCTGCCGCCTGCTGAACCCCGGCGGCAACTATACCGGCGACGGCGCTAGCGGGTTGCTGCTCTGGGGCGCGCAGGCCGAGGAAGGGCCGGACGCCAGCAGCTATATCCCGACATCCGGCGCTCCCGCCACCCGCGCCGCCGACAGCGCAAGGCTGACACTTGATGTGTCGCTAGCTGAAGGCACCCTTCTGGCCGGCTATCGCAGCCGGCGCGCCGGATCGGTCGCCATCGCCGGGCTGAATGACGGCACGGCGGATAACGCCATCGAGCTGCGCCACGGATCGGGCGGCGCAAGGCTGGGTTGGATCACCGCCGGCGGCGTCGAGCAGGCGGCGCTGTCCACCGGCAGTCCCGCCGCCGATACCGCATCCGTGGCCGGGATTGCCTTCGCTGCCGGGGATGCAGCCTCGTCCGCCGATGGCGGCGCGGCGGTGACCGGCACGCCGGGCGCCCTGCCCGTAATCACCGGCCTCGATCTCGGAAGCCGTCCTGCCGGCGAACGGCTGGACGGTCATCTCGCCCACCTGCAGCTCTATGGCCGTCGGCTGGGCGATGGCGAACTGCAAGGCGCCAGTACCGCGCTTGCCTTGCAGCTCGGCCCCGTCACCTGGGATTCCGGCTGGCTCGATGTCTGGCAGGGGAATTGGCGGCGCGAGGGCTATGCCGCCGTGATGCTGGCTACCCCGCCGGACGTGGCGGCACGCTACTGGCGTTTCGACCTGGATGACGGGGCCAGCACCGACGGCTTCCTCGATCTCGCCCGTCTGTGGCTGGGGCCGGCGGCGCGGTTCGAACATAATTACAGTTATGGAGCCGGGTTATGGGTCGAGCCGGATACGCAGATCATCCGGAGCCTTGGCGGGGTCAGCCGGTTCCAGGATGGCGCCGCGCCAAGGATCATGCGTCTGACGCTGGAGCATGCTTCTGCCGGTGAGGCGCACCGCCCCCTGCTGACGCTGCAGCGCGAAGCCCGGTTGTCCGGTGAGGTGCTCACTGTCCCTGACCCGGAGGATGTCGAGTTCCGCGCCGAGCGGGTGTTCATCGCCCGGCTGCGCGCCACGAACCCGATTCGCAACAGCTACTTCCAGGGATACGCTACCGAACTCGAACTGGAGGAAAGGCTGACCTGAAGGAAGGCTTTAAACCGATCCGTTCGCTTGAAGAGCAGCGCAGGCGCAGACAAGGATGCCCTGGCCATATGCCTGTTCCCATGAGCCCGGCCTGTCCCTCTGGCCTTCGACGAAAGGAAGACCGAATGATCCGTTCCAACGATCGTGACGGCTTCGCCATGCCCGGAACCGCTCCCGGAAACCTGTCCGGCGAAATGTTGGAAAAATTGCTTGAGCGAGCGGCCGAGACGGGCGCGCGGCGCGCCCTGCGCGAGGTTGGCCTCGATGGCAACAATGCCGCCGAGGACATCCGCGAGCTGCGCTCGCTCCTGCAGGCGCTCCGCCTCGCCCGGCGCACCGCGGTCCAGACGGCGGTGCGTCTTATCACCACCGGCATCCTGCTCGCGCTCCTCGCCGGCATCGCCATCAAGCTGAAGCTGTTCGGCAACGGCCCCTGACCGGCGCTGCCGATCCCCAACCCACCAGCCCGCCGTCCGGCGGGTTTTTTCGTGTCCGGAGACCAATGATGACGACGAGCTATTTCAACCACTGGCACGATGTGCCCGAGGACTCATGGCGCTGGAAGAACTTCTCGCCTGCCGAGATCGCCTGTCGCAGCAGCGGGTCGCTGCGCATGAACGAGGAGGCGCTGGACAAGCTCCAGGCGCTCCGTGACCGGCTTGGCAAGCCGCTGATTGTCCGCTCGGCCTACCGCAGTCCGGCGCACAACCGGGCCGTTGGCGGCGCGCCACGTTCGAAGCACATGGACGGCACCGCCTTCGACATCGCCATGGCTAATCACGACCCGGTCGCCTTCGAGGAGGCGGCGCGGGCGGTCGGCTTCCTCGGCTTCGGCTACTACCCGCGATCGGGATTCATGCACATCGATCTTGGACCGGCGCGGCAGTGGGGCGAGCGCTTCCCGGTGCGGTCCGTGCCGTTTGCGGCAGAGACCCCGCCCGCGCGCGAGGTGCTCTCGACAAGCCGCACCCTGAAGGGCAGCGGTGCGGCGGGTGTTGCGACCGTGGGCGCGGCCGGTGTCGAGGTGGCGCAGAACGTCCTGGCGGAAACCCAGACCGCGATCCTGCCGCTCGT